GCAGTCCTTGAACTCCGATACCGGCGACCTCCGCGCCGTACTCGATGCCCCGCATACCCAACTTGATCGCTGTTTCCATCCCCAAGCTGGCTATCGCAGAAGCGGCCCCACTGCCAGCACCCATCCCGCCGCCACCGCCAGCGCCCATTGCAGCACCCGCACCGGCCATCCCCGCTCCCGATGACGCCGCCGCGATCAAGCCCTGCTGCGCCAGCCCGACAAGCCCACCACCGGTGATGTCGAATCCGCTGCCGTAGCCCGCTGGGGCTTCGGCCTGGGCGCCGATGACCGAGCCAGGGGTTTCGGTGCCGGGGGGAAGAACGGTTTCAGGGAGGGCAGGGAGAGTAGGCGCGGGGACGACGGGAGCCGAGACGACGGGAACCTCAGGAACCGTGGGAGCGGGAACCGTGGGAACTTTAGGAGCCGGGGCCTGCGGCGCGTTGTCCCCCACCCCAAGGAGTGAACCCAGGTCAGTAGGCCTGGTTACGGGGCGGGTATCCGAAGGACCGTAGCCAGCCGGGGCTTTGGACTTCGGCGGTGCCGGAAGAGCCACGTTGCTGGGATCAAACGGATCAGGACTGAATGGGGTACGCGGAATCGCACCGCCCACTTCGTAGCTTTGCAGCGAACGGCGGAAGTTATAGACCCCCGCCTGACCGCCCAGCGCGGCAACATCTTCACGGGTCAGAACATGCTCGCCGCTGTGCGCCATGATGGGCACTTCGCCACCCTTGGCGAAAGACGGCGGGAACGACGGCGGATTGAACACGGGAAGGTTAGCGGCACCAGGTATGGGCACAACGCTAGATGCACCAGCGGGAGCCTTTGTGCCTGGCGTTGCAGACGCTGGTGGTGGCCATGCCGTCGGAGCGGTTGTGGCCGGGGAGCCAGGCTGCTTGGGCGGAGGCTTTGTCGGACTGCCATAGTGGCTGCGCCACACAATTGAACCGTCGGGTTGAACGGTCCAATACTTCTTTATTGGGCCGCCGCCAATGTCGTCCATCATGTATCCGCTGGAGCCTGGCTTGGCACCTGCGGGAGACCCCTGGACGGCTGGCGCCCCCGGCGCAGGAAGGATATTCGTTCCATTTGGGTTAGCCGGTGCGCCAGCTGTACCCGGTGGCGGCGGGGTAATTCCCGGCAATGCGGGCAATCCCCCTGGCATGCTGCCCACGATGGTGACCGGAAGCGGAATGGGGATGCCGGAACTTAACGACGCCAACGATGTGCCAGGTGTACCAGCGGACGGCACGGTGCCGCCGAGGGCCTGCAACAGGGGCGAAGTGTCGGACTTTCCGTTCCCTGAACCATTCAGCCCGACGTGCAGATGATTGAAATGATTACCACCCTGCATGGTCTTCCACAGGACATGGTTAATCCCGAACTGCGCCTTGTTGGCTTCAAGGAACGCCTTCAGTTGATCGCCTTGCGCGCTCTGCACGGGATCATTGGCGTTGAGGTTAAAGTCGAGTCCTTGACCATTGGGATGCCACGGAATCATCCCCCCGCCAGGCAACCGGTCGGCTTTATTGCCCGGTTCGCGCTTGGCCGACCCCAGTGTGACGTTAGCGAACTGCGGCATCCCCTGAATCAAGCTGAGCAACGCCATACTCTGAGGCTTCAAGCCGGCAGTGGACGTGTTACCCGGATTCAACGCAAGGCGAGGGGTGCCAGCAGGGGTTGCGCCCGGGGTCTCGTGGTCGTGGTCGTGGGTGCCAGCGGGGGTTGCCGTCGGGGTACCCGCTGGGATACTCGTCGTACCCGCTGGGACACCGGAAGTAGCGTTCTGCGCCTGGGCGGCAGTGTCACGCGGCCCACCCTTGTAGTAGCCCATAGATGCCGCCATAGCGCCCGCCAGGCCGTGGCCGGTACCCTCCCCGCCCGGGAAGCCCAAAGCGGCTTGCGCGCCACGCATCGCACCGAACGCCGGGGCGAACGCCAAGCTGGCAAGGAACTTCGTCAGGTTCTCGGCGATCCCCGGCAGGCCCTTGCTGATGCCGAAGTCTTTGTCGATCTCAGCACTGAAGTCGCCGAGAGCGTTCGCGGCGTCACTGGTTGCGGTTTTAAGTTTCTCAACGTCCCCGGTTTGAGCTTTGCCCAGCCGAACCAGGTCTTTGTGTAGCGAAATCCTTGCTTCCATGACCTTTCGCTCAAGGTCATTAATCTCTTCGGCACTGAGGATGCCCGTCTTCTTGGCGGCCAGCAGATCTTTATTGGCTTCCTCAAGGTCGCCTGCCCTGTCAATCACCGCAAGTTGCGCGTCGAACACCTCCTCGGGATCGACCATGTTCGCGCCGTATCCAGTCAGCTGACCGAACGAGTTGTACTGCGGCATGACCGGACCCTGGATGCTGGGCGTTCCCGGCACGCCACCAGCAGGATATTCCGGCATCCCGTTCGGCCCGATCGGCAGCATCGGGCTGAGTTTCTGGCCGGTGATCGGATCGGTGAACGGATCGACGGCATACGATTCCGGCAGAAGCTCGCCCCGAGCCTTGTTGAGAATATCGGCTTCCGACATGGCTTTGTTGTTTTCGTCGAGCTGCACCGGCAGGCCCGTCACCGGGTCTATGGGCGGGCCTAGAGGAAGCCCGGTCTGCGGGTCGACGCCACGAAGCTGCCGATCCCGATACGGGTTCCGATCATCAAATGGTCTACGACGAGACGGCGTTGCTCGCGGATCTGGCGGAGCTAGCGGACGTCCGTCGGGGCCGATTACGAACCCATACTTCTCGAACGAATAGGCATCAATCCGTCTTTGATGCTCTTCCGCGGTGGGCCCCATTAGCGCCTCGGCTAAATCGTCGCGCCAACCGCCGGCGCCGTCGCGAAGCCCCTGTTGAATGCCCTCGGCGATAAGCAATCCGAGGCCTGCCCAAGGAAGCGCCTTGAGGCCCATCTTGAGCGCTCCGCCGAACTTGCTGGCAGCGGTCGCGCCGGCCCCCGCAAACACTCCGGTGGTACTCGCTACACCCTTTTTCGCCCCCGCAGCCACCCCGGCCATGCCAGCCGCGCCAGCCCCGCCAGCTCTTGCAGCTGCCGACCCGAAAAGATCGAAAGCAGCTGCAAACTCTTTGGCTAACAGCCCAAATTTGACTAACTTGGCCAACATGAATGCGCCAAAGACGAGTTTCAGCGCATTGTCCACCCCACCGACCGAATCGGTGATCGCGTTAAATATCGGCGCGACGCTGTCCAAGATGGTGCTGAGAGTGCGAAACACTTCAAGAAGACCGGAAACCAGCCTCCGCAACGAGTCCAGCGTGGCCATGAACTCTTCCGGAGACTTGTTGCCGAAGACCTCGTATATGTCTTGACCGAACTTCAACAACCACCCGCTGATCGCAGAAATGGCGTCGATGCCTTTCCGCATGAAGTTCTGCAGCGACCCGTCGTTCTGCGCCCTGGTGATGAAGGCATCAAATTTATTCATCACGTTCGCAAGGGCATCGCCAATCTGCGGCAGGAAGCCGGAACCTGTCTCCGCAATCTTCATGAACGCACTGTTGAACGCCGTGACGGCGGGAACCATGCGATCAAACATCGACGAGATGTTCGTGGTGATGGTGCCGAACCGCGCCTGCATGTCCGGAGTCATCATCTGGAAAGAGATTCCGGCGAACATCTGATTGAACGACGTAGCGATGGATGTCGTCATCCTCTGTATCGCCGGACCCAGCGCCCCAGTAAGTTTCTGAATAGTCACGCCCACGTCTGCGAACAGCGCATCCTGGGTGGCCCTCTTCAAATCACCGAGGGGGCCGTCGACAAGCTCTTTAATTCGCAGCGCAGCCTGCTGGGCGTTCGGCGAAAGCAGGGCCAAAGCCTCAGCGAATTTCTTGGGATCGCCCATACCACCGAGAGCGTCGCCGAAACCCCTCAGGCCGACAACCAGGGTGCCGACACCCGCGGCGGCGGCAACGCCAGCGGCGGGCAGCAAGGCCATAGCCTGGCTGGCAGTGACAGCCGCCTCGGCCACAGTGCCCAGGATTCCGGCTAGCGGGACGAGCGCCCCAGGCGATACAGTACCAAGCGGGGTGAGCGCGCCAATGTTCCGCGCTAGATACTGACCGGGGCTTTGCCTACCCATCAGACTCTTCCTGCGCCTATCTAACTGCTTCTTCTCGGCTTCGTCCACCTTCGCGTAATAATCGTCAAGGGACTTTGCGGCATCGTCGACCGACCTCGCGTGCGCCTCGAAAGCGTCGTTGGTTCTATCAACCTGGGTCTTCAGTGCGGCTGCGCTTACCGAAGTGTCCTGGGACATTGCGTCGAACTTGGCGTACTCTCGGTACGCTTTTTTCGTTGTATCAGCGACCCGGTCGAACGTCTTGGTCAACGACAAGTTTTGGTCGATAGTTGCCTGATGGGAAGCCCTGAGAAAATCCGACTGTTGGATGGACATGCCAGTCTGTTTGGCGAGGGCGTCTATTGAAGCCCTGTTCTGATTCACCACATCGTCGTGATCCTGACGCTTCTGAATAAGATCGACTAACGCTAAACTTACGTCCCGCGCTAAGAGCGCTTCGGACTTTTTAGCGTCCTTGAGGACGCGACCCTTCGCCTTAATCTGCGCGTCAGTAACCCCATCCTTCTTACGGGTTTCGTTGTAGTCTTCTTGCGCCCTGGTGGTCTTCTCGGTGGCCTTACCGAGACTTTCCATTAACTTTGTGGCTTTGGGGTAGTCCTGAAGAATGGTGATGTTGGCGCTGTGCAGGTTTTCCGTGTCGCGGCGCAGCTTGTTGGTCACCTTGGAAAGCTGAGTTAACTCTTTCCGGTTGACTTTGGTGATCCGCGTGACGGCCTTGGCATTCTTGGTGTACTTCGAGGTTTCTTCATTAAGATTGGCCCTGTCGCGGGTTTCGGTATTTATCGCCTTGTTTAGGGCCTGGCCCACGTAGATGACGTTTAGCATGGAGCCAACAAGATTCTTGTTGGCTTGCTCAAGCTCTTGGGTCTTCTTCTTCTGCGTGTACTTCTTCGTGATGGCTTTCGCTTCGATCTTCGTCACGCGTTCCTGGGCTTCGCCGACGGCGTCGACCGCGTTCTTGAAATCGTCAATCTTGTTCATCGCCTGATCAAAGGACGCGGCAAGTTTGTCTTGAGACGCGATGATCTTCTTGGTTGGCCCCTGCGCGCCCTTTGCCGCGCGCCGGTTGGCCTCGCGCTCGTAGTAATCTACGAGCTGGAGGATCTTTTCGCCCTCTTTGATCAGCCGATGTTCACGAAGATGGGCATATATGTCGATATGGATCGCCAAGGAAACTCACCTCCAATCGCCAAAGTCGTCGTCATCATCATCCCCGACCTCGAGGGTGTTGCGTTCTGCAACACCCTCCTTCGTGGCGAAAGCGTAGAAACTTTCCCGCACTTCGGTCTGCGCCGCGTCCTTCTCGAGCAGTTCCTTGATCTTCAGCGGCGAAAGGTGAATCTGCGATCCCCACTTTTCGCCCTCGGCCTTGGGGACGTAAGCCGCCCGGAGTATCGCTATCTCGTTGGCGATCTGAACCCAAACCTTTTCATCGCCAGAATACTCCCCACCCCTGGCAGCGGTCTTGAAGGCACCCCGCTCAGGCATGAACTCCAAAAGTTCAAGCAACTCGTAGGAGGACATAGAACCATCGTGCCATTCTTTTACCCGACGATGATGGTACTGCGATAGGTCACTTGCTATTTGTCGAGGGTACTGCCTCCAGATCCACAGAGCTTCCCTCACTTTTCGAGTCGCCAGCCTCACGGTCCCTCAGCTCGGCCGCCTGCTTGGCCCAGGCGCGCCACACATCACCGGCCGATCGGCCGCCGGCAATGAGCTTTTGGTAGCCCTCTTCGCCGAGTGCGATCCGCGCCACCCGAACCGAGTGTGGGGGCTTGATCAGTTCGCCATTCTTGCGGTACGGACGCTTCAGCGCACCAAGCGATGTGGTAGCGGGCAGCACCACACCGTTCTCGTTACCGCTGGAGTCCCTGAGTCGCTGCTCGGGAATGAAGATGTCCTCTTCACGGTCGTAGGACTCCATCTCAAACTGAAGCTCTTCGTACTGCTCCATCGCTTCGTCGTCCAGCATCCCCAGGTCGGGGTGCGGGGGAACGGCGAGTAAGGTTCCATCGCTGAGTTCCAGCTGAATGTCAGCGAACATCGAGTCGTAAGCGTCGGCTTGCTCCCGGGCCTGCTGGCCCGCGTTGGGGGCGGTGTGAGGAAGGTTGCGAATTTTCTCTGGCATAGCACTGTTTTATCAGATCAACGATCAAACGTCCAACATGCGCTACCCATGTTTAACAATGATGTCCTATCATCTATAACATGCCGGGAATCAAATCAGAATTGGGCTTCACCGCACTAGTAGTAGCTGCCAATGTTAGACGTCACCGAGAACGGATGGGACTTGGCTTCGCACAGCTGTCCCGCGAACTCGGCAATGCCGGCCGCGACATCCCGCCGCTGGGGCTTGGGCGCATCGAATCCGGTGAGCGCAGGGTAGACGTCGACGAACTCACCGCGCTGGCTGCCGCGTTCGGCGTCTGCCCGGCCACGTTACTCATGCCGGAAGCAGAAGACGCGGAAGCCATCATTCAACTCACGGGCGCCGGGAAATGGC